AGACCTAAAGATTTATCTACTTATGTAGGTAATGCTACTTTAAAATCTTCAATTGCTAAACAAATAGAGGCCAATGATATACAAAACTATTTGTTCTATGGACCTCCTGGCTCAGGAAAAACTACCTTGGCTAAAATTATTATAGAAAATCTAGATTGTGATTATCTCTACATCAATAGTTCGGATGAACGAGGGATTGAAACTATTCGAGATAAAGTAATGAGTTTTGCTAGTGTTGCTTCTTTTAGACCTATTAAGGTTGTTGTTCTAGATGAATGTTTAGATGAAAACACCTTAGTAACGGTTTTAAGAAAAGGAAAAATAGAACACATTCCGATTAAGAATTTAGATGAAAAAAATGATCTAGTAAAATCATATAATACTAAAACATCTCAAGTTGAATGGAAGCCCTTTTACCTTTGGGATAAAGGGGAACAAGAGACATATGAAATTGAATTTGAAAATGGAGAAAAAATTATATGCACTCCGGATCATAAATGGTATGTTGAAGATAAAGACGGAAAATTAAAAATAGTTAAAACTACCGACTTGGAAGAATACATGGAGATATTTTCCCCCATGAAGAAATTAAAAATAAAATCAATAAAGAAAACAGAAAATAATCACCATGTTTATGATCTGTCAGTAGAAAATAATTCTAATTTTTTTATAGGAAGGGATGGTAATATTTTAACTCACAATTGTGATTTCTTAACACTCCCGGCTCAAGCATCGCTTAGAAACATTATAGAAACTTTTGCAAGAACAACTCGTTTTATTTTAACTTGCAATTTTATAGAACGCGTCATTGATCCACTACAATCTCGATGTCAAGTATTTAAAGTGGTTCCACCTACTAAAAAAGAAGTAGCAATCCACATAGCGGATATATGTGTTAAAGAAAATATAAGTTATGAAATTTCAAATATAGGAAAAATTGTAAATAAATTTTATCCTGATTTAAGAAAAATGCTTAATACAGTTCAATCAAGTAATGTTAATGGAAAATTAGTGTTAGATGATTCTTTATTAATATCTTCTAATTATTTGAACTCTATTTTAGAAGAACTAAAAAAATCAAAACCTAAATTTAATACTATTAGACAAATTATAGTTGATTCTAACTTGGATGATTTTGAGGAGTTATTTAGATTTTTATTTGATGAAGCAGGGCAATATCTACCAGAACAAGAAGGGACAGTTGCTGCCATAATTAATGAACACCAATATAAAGCAAATTTCAGAATTGATAAAGAAATTAATATTTTAAGTCTTATTTATAACCTAATTAATAACAAATAAAAATGGAAAAACCAACTCAACCTAAATTAAACATTGACCTAAACTCTACAACGGGTATGAAAAACTCAGAAGGTGGAAGCCTCTTTCAATCTGGGGTAATTTTAAGAAGAATTTCTAAATTTGTAGCAGGAACAGACCATGATGCCATTATGCCTATCCCCGTATTTTTTGATCCTACAAATAATAAAATTTTAGGAGAAGGACTTCCTGTGGAGCTGCGAGAGGAATTAAAAGATGACTTGTGTTAATAAAAACAACATTTGATTGGGTTAAACATATTAACCACTATAAAACACCAATTGAGAAATTTAGTGAAGAAGACTGGGATCAATTCGTATCTTACACCATTCATAAGGTAATTAGTATGAACCCCCAATATTTAGAGGTAGTAAATCAAGCACAAACTTTTTTACCTCACTTAAAAAAACAAATTTATAGTTTTTATAAAGAATATATCCCAAAAAATAACAATTATACTAAATACATTAAATCCACTGTAAAGCAACCCAATAAAGCTCTAGTATTACATCTACAGGAATACTTCCAAATATCATCAAGGGAAATTAAAGAATATTTAAAGATATTGGATATTAATGAAATAGTTAGTATATTATCAAATAGAGGTGTTGAAGAAAAAGAAATAAAAAAATTATTAAAATGACAAATACACTATATAACATGCTATTAACTTCAGCCTTGGCTGATAAAGCTAAAGCTGAATTATCTCTTGAATTATTAGGTAATAAGGCAGTTGGTATTGGGGATCATTCCACAACTGATTTTTATAAAAATGCAGAAGAAGCACTAAGAATGCTTATAGATGCAGTAGAAAGAATTGATATGCTACAAAATACTTTATTAACTAAAACTCAAATAAATGGGTAATTCAATTTCCAAATACGAAGAATATATAGAGGGTGTATATTACCCTAAACCAGAACCAAAAAAGAATAAATCTATTACAGTTTTAGATTTCGAAAAACTATACCCTGAATTATCAAAATCTTTTAGTCAAATACAAAAAGAACAATACGAATTATTTAGCGCTAAGAATTTAGATTATGGGTTGGGGAATATTTCTCTAGGTTCAGAATTAGTTACTAAAGAAGATAAAGATTTTTCTATAACGGGTATATGGTTAAGATGCAATGATAAAGTTAATAGACTAAAAAACTTAATAAAACGTGGTGGTGATTCTTATGTTAAAAATGAACCCCTAATTGATAGTTTTATAGATTTATCAAATTATGGTATAATTGCACAACTTGTTCTTAGAGGACAATGGAAGTAAATAAAAAATGAAGAAGAAAATTCCTACAATCATAACGGAGATTATTAATAATCCCCCTAAACCCGTAAATTACGCTTATCAAAAGAATATTAGTTATTCTCAAATGAGTATTTTTGGGACTTGCCAACACCGTTGGAAGCTTCAATATAAAGATAAACTAAAACCTTTTTCTTCTTCTATTTTTACCGTATTTGGAAGTGCAATACATGAAACGATGCAAGGGTACTTAAGCGTAATGTATAATGTGTCGACTGCTGCCGCTAATCAAATAAACCTAGAAGACAATTTCCAATCCAATTTTATTAATGAATATCAAAAACAATATACCTCAAATAAAGGAAGTCATTTTTCTACAGCCGAAGAAATGAGAGAATTTTTTGAGGATGGAATGGGAATATTAAATTGGTTTAAAAGTAGAAGTACTAAATATTTTTCAAAAAGAGGCTGGCACCTAGTAGGGTGTGAGGTACCCTTAATAATAGCGCCAAATAAAATGTATAGTAACGTATTATACATGGGATTTTTAGACATTGTAATGTACCACGAACCCACAAATACCATTAAAATTATCGACATTAAGACCAGCACTAGAGGATGGGGTGATAGAGATAAAAAAAATGAAGATAAACAATACCAGTTATTACTTTATAAGCAGTATTTTCATGAACAATATAATTTCCCACTAGATAATATAGAAATTGAATTTTTTATAGTTAAAAGAAAAGTGATGGATATGAATGATGAGAGATTATTATCCCCACATCAATCCTATAGAGTACAAACTTTTACACCCCCAAGTGGGAAAATAAAATTAAGTAGAGCTAAAAATGCAATTAATGATTTTATTATTAAAGGTTTTAACTCTAATGGAGAAATAAAAGATACAAATTTCCCAAAATCCCCCTCAAAATTTAATTGTGGGTATTGCCCCTTTAAAAAAATGGGAGAACATTGTACTGAAGGTTTAATTTACTCATAATCTTTATATATGTATAGACGTATATTAATATAACCAATTTAATAAATATAAAATTATGAGTAATAGTAAAGAGATGACATTAACCAGTGTCAAAGTTCAAAGTAATCTATTTGAAGATTTCAGAGTAGAATGTGTAAAAAGAAAATTTTCGTTTCAAAAGCTTTCGGATAGAGCAATTTATCTGTACTTAACTGATGAAACTTTCCGAAAATTAATTACAAACCAAACTAACCTAGAATTACAAAAATAAGTTTAATTTTCTATGTGTATCCTTTTATCCGTCTTAATATATATAAACGACATTAGAGTCATCATACATGGGTAAAAGGAAAACGCAAGAAGAATTTATAACGGATGCCATCAAGGTACATAATGGAAAATATGATTATTCCATGGTTATATATAAAGGAGTTAAGAATAAAATTAAAATTAAATGTCCTCAAAACCATATATTTGAACAATCTCCCAACGATCATTTAAATGGGCATGGGTGTAAAAAATGCTCAGGTTGGGGAAAATACTCTACCTCCAGAGAAGAATTAATCTCCTCTCTGAAAGAGGTACATGGGGAATATTTAGATTTTAGTAATATTGAGTATAAGGGTTTTGGGGAAAAGGTATTAGTATTATGCCCCCAACATGGACCATTTAATAAAAATGTTGCGGATTTATTAATAGGAAAACAAGGATGTCCTAAGTGTAGTTGGGTAAAGATGGGAGATAAATATGCGTGGAATTTAAAAATTTTTATAGATAAAGCTAATTTGATCCATAATAACTTATATGATTATTCCACCACCAAGTACACAAATGCTACAACCAAAGTAAATATTATATGTCTTAAACATGGTTCTTTTGAACAACATCCTAAAGACCATATAAATCAGCAACAAGGGTGTCCCTCATGCTCACAATCCAAAGGTGAAATTTTGGTTAGTAAAATTTTAAAAGAATTAGATTTAGATTTTAAATCTCAACATACATTTGAGGGGTGTGTTAATAAAAGAAAATTAGTATTTGATTTTTATTTACCCCAATACCAAATATGTATTGAATTTGATGGTATACAACATTCTACCCCCATAAAATTCTTTGGAGGATTAAAATCCTTTAATTATATTAAACATAATGATAATATTAAAAATATATATTGTAATGAAAATAACATAACTTTAATTCGTATTAACTATAATCAAATAAGTAAAATTAAACAATTAATTAATAAATATGTCTAACATTCAAAAATCTCATTTTCGTCACATTGAGCAAAAGTATCGTAAAAAGATACTCCTCGTTTGTGACGATATTTAATTAGAGTCCATTCAGGGGTAGCAACCATAGCTAAAGAAATAGTACTTCATACTTCACACCATTTCAATTGGGTGAATATAGCGGGTGCAATTCAACATCCAGAAGCAGGAAAATATTTAGATATTAGTGAAAGCGTCAATTCAGAAACAGGGTTATTTGATTCCTCTTGTTATATGTATTGTGTTAATGGATATGGCAATAGTCAAGAAATAATGCATATCATCAAACGTGAAAAACCCGATGCTTTGTTGTTAATTACTGATCCTAGGTATTTTATGCACATCTTTAATATGGAAGATGAAATACGTAAAATATGTCCTATAGCATATCTTAATATTTGGGATGATTATCCTGCCCCCCGATATAATCAATCCTTTTATGAGGCTTGTGATTTATTAATGGGTATATCTAAACAAACGGTTAACATTAACCAGTTAGTATTAGAAGGAATTAAAAAACCAAAGTTATTTAGGTATGTTCCTCATGGTTTGAATCAAAATCAACTATTTCCTATTAATGAGGGACACGAGGAATATGCTGAATGTTTAAATTATAGAAACCAGTTATTTAATAATAAAGAAGTAAATTTTGTATTATTTTTTAACTCCAGAAATATTAGACGTAAGCAAATCCCGGATTCTATGTTGGCTTTTAGAAGTTTTCTAGATTCATTACCTTATGAGGAAGCCTTAAAATGTAGATTTGTATTACATACTGAAATCACATCAGATCATGGTACAGATTTAGCTAAAGTAAAAGAATTTCTATTTAATGAAAAATACCCAGAGTGTGTCCAATTTTCTTTAAATAAAATAGATAGAAGGGCTTTAAATTTCTTATATAACATAGCAGATGTTCAAATACTACTTACCTCAAATGAGGGGTGGGGTTTAACCATAACCGAAGCAATGCTAGCGGGTACACCCATTATAGCCAATACTACAGGTGGAATGCAAGATCAAATGAGATTTGTTGATGAAAATGAAAAATGGTATGTACCTTCTCCTGAGATTCCCTCAAACCACAAGGGCACATATAAAAAACATGGTGACTGGGCATTTCCAGTTTATCCTACTTCAAGATCTATACAAGGTTCACCACAAACTCCCTATATATTTGATGATAGATGTAGTTGGGAAGATGCTAGAGATAGAATAAAAGAAGTATATAACTTAGACCGCAATGAACGTAAAGCCAAAGGTTTAAAGGGTAGAGAATGGGCCNTANGCGAAGAAGCAGGATTCACATCCGAAATTCAAGCTGCGAGAGTTATAGAGGCGTTTGATACATTATTTGAAACTTGGGTACCTCGTGAAAAATTTGAAATTGTAAATGCTACAGAGTATAAAGGTAAATTTTTAAACCATAAAATAGAGTATTAATGTATAAACCAGTTTTTGTAATAAGTTGCCCCATTGATGTTTACTCCGGATATTCCCAAAGAAGCCGTGATATAGTTAAATCCATCATAGAATTAGACCTCTATGATGTTCAAATATTGCCTCAATCCTGGGGTGCTTGTTCTCATGGGTTTATTGAATCTAATAAAGAGTGGGATTTTTTAACTAAACATATCCTCCCAAACCCCCAATTAACTTCCCAACCCGACATTTGGATGCAAATTACTATTCCAAGCGAATTTCAAGCTATAGGAAAATATAATATAGGATGTACAGCGGGTATAGAATCTACGGGATGTGATCCTAGCTGGATTGAGGGATTAAATAAAATGGATATGAATTGGGTTTCATCAAACCACTCTAAAGGGGTATTTACTCAAAATAAATTTGAGCAAAGAGATAAGCAATCCAACCAAGTTGTAGGTATTATAGAATTAAAAAAACCAATGCATGTTATATTTGAGGGAATTGATTTAGATATATATAAATTTCTTCCTCCTACAGAAGTTAATTTAGATTTATCAGATATAAAGGAAGAATTTTGTTTCTTATTTGTAGGACATTGGATGGAAGGCCATATGGGGCATGACAGAAAAAATGTAGGATTATTAGTAAAATACTTTTTTGAAACCTTTAAAAATACTTTTAACCCCCCGGCACTTATTTTAAAAACCTCAACAGGTCGAGAAAGTTATATGAGCCGAGAAACCATTATGGATAGAATACTTACAATAAAAAATGAATATAAAGGTGATAGGTTACCTAATATTTATATTCTTAATGGGAATTTGAGCAATAATGAGATAAATCAATTGTATAATCATCCTAAAGTAAAGACTATGATTAGTTTAACTAAAGGAGAGGGTTATGGTCGTCCTTTAGCCGAATTTTGTTTATCTAAAAAACCAGTCATAGCCACAGGGTGGTCAGGACATACGGATTTTCTTGATCCTTTATTTACAATCGCATTATCTGGGGTACTGGAGCAGGTTCACGAAAGTGCAGCTAATCAATGGTTAAGAAAAGAAACTCAATGGTTCCAAGTAAATGAAAAACATACTATTAGCGCTATGAAAGAAATGTTTAAAAATTATAAAAAATTCTTAGAACCTTCAAAAAGACAAGGATTTAAAATCAAATCTACCTTTGGGTATGGAGCTATGAAAGAACTAGTTAGTAACATTTTAAAGAACAATATCCCATTAATACCCCAACAATTAAAACTTAATCTTCCCCTTTTACAAACTCCTAAACTTTAATAGTATGCAACACGATGAAATGATTATTTGCCCCAAAACTTTAGGAGATCTTTGCTATAAAATAGAAGTAACTAAAGATATAACTAATTATTTTAGTTTATCTTGTGGTTTTTGGACTAATTCATTAATGACCCCCGGAAGTGAATTTTACATAGAGCAAATGGGGGTACTTCCTGAATTACATAAAGCTATCTCATGGGTAGATTTAAAAACAAATCTAGTTTGGATACCCAATACTATTAATACCCCAGATTTAGGTATGGTTTATGCCGATGGTACTAACCCTCAAGAGTGGGCTTGGGCCGCGGTTAAAGCCATTCCATTAGCTGAATCTGATGTAAAGGCAAACCCTGAGCAGACTCATAAAATGGATATGAAAACCATAAAACATTTTAAAGAAAGAGATTATATAGATGCTTTAAGTTATATAGGCATACTTCCATCCTAAATTACAATAAACATGAAAATATCATACGGAATTACAGTTTGTGATGAACATAAAGAATTATTGCATCTAATTACTTTTATAAGTCCTCTTATAGATAAAGAAGATGAAATAGTAGTAGTATATGATCAAAATAGAGTAACACCTCAAGTTTTATCAATACTAGAAGAATATAAATATCTTATTAATAGTTTCCCATTCGATTTTCAACAAAATTTTCTAGAGAATAAAAATTATTTAGGAACTAAATGTAAAGGAGAATATGTGTTTCAAATAGATGCTGACGAAATACCACATGAGGTTTTAATAACTAATTTAAAATCTATTTTAAAGGAAAACAGTGTTGATATGTTGGTTGTTCCCCGTAAAAATATTGTAGAGGGTTTAACTCCGGAACACATTCAAAAATGGGGTTGGAATGTAAATGAAAAAGGTTGGGTAAACTGGCCAGATCAACAAAAAAGAGTATATAAAAATACACCCGACATACAATGGGCAGGACACCCTGTTCATGGTATGGTTACGGGGTATAAGGAATTTGCAGTTTTACCTATAGAAGAACAATTTAGTATAGAACATAATAAACAGGCTAAAAGGCAAGAGTCTCAAAATGAAAGATATTCTAATATAGAAAAAGGAATTAAACCCACCCCCATGAAAAAATCATTGCAAGAAATTTACCAACAATATATGGACCCAAATCCTGGAGGAGGACATGGTGATAAAGGTTCTGCTCATTCCTACATCCCTTCATATCAAAATTTACTTGAACCTTATAGAAATGATAAAATTAATTTGTTAGAAATAGGAATAGCCTATGGAGAATCTCTTGAAATGTGGGAAGAATATTTTAATAAAGGGAGGGTATATGGTGTAGACATTCATGATATTGAAATATTTAGTGATTACACAAAACCTGGAGGGTATAAAAACGATGACCGGTTTACAATTTGGATTGAAGATGCAACAAAAACAGAATTCTTAGATACTATAAAAGATATTACATTTGATATTGTTATAGATGACGGTTCCCACACCCTCGCAGATCAGATAAAGACATTTAACCTTTTTAAAAGTAACCAAAAAATAAACCCAGGTGGTATTTATATAATAGAAGATGTTGTTAATATCGATATAGTTAGGGATGTTTTTATAAAACTACATGATAATTGTAAGGTTATTGATTTAAGAAATGAAAAAGGAAGATATGATGACGTATTAATTGTATATAAATTTTAAAAAATCATGGTTAGTTTAATAGTACCTACATATAGAAACCCAGAATGTTTAGATATATGTCTAAAATCAGCATTAGAGGGACAGTCAACGAAGAATGAAATTATAGTAATAGTGGATGGTTTTACTTCTGAATCTAAACACCTTGTAGAAAAATACAAGGATAAAATCAGCTTTCTTCCATTAGAAGAAAACCAAGGTATGCAAATGTCACTAAACTTAGGGGTTTATAACGCCCACAATGAAACTATTGTTATTATTAATGACGATAATGTATTATGTAAAGACTGGGATAAAACGATTGAAGAAGAATTAAAACCAAATCATGTATTAACTATTAACCAAATTGAACCTTTTAAGGGTATATTTGGGTTTCCGGTTAAAGATTTTGGTACACATCCTAATAACTTCAATTATGATGGTTTTAAACAATATGAACCCACAATACGCAATGATATTGAAACACCGGATGGTGGAATATTCCCATTTGCTATGTCTAAAAAAGAATATATGATTGTTGGAGGTTTTGATACTCTTTATAAATCACCCTTTATATGTGATTGGGATTTCTTTCTTAAATTAGAATTAAATGGTTTAAAATTTAGTAGGACATCTAAAGCACATTTTTACCACTTTGTAAGTATGGCAACTAAAAAGGGTAAAAATAAAGAAGAAATGAGTGCTTCAGAATCACCCGCAGCTCAAACTTTTATGTACAAGTGGGGTATTCCTCCCCATCTATATAAAAATAACTCCCACAACCCTAAAAATGGATCTACTATCAAAGGAATTAAATTTAAATAATATGAAAGTCATATACAGAATTTCAGACAGTGGTTATAATAAAGTAAAACCAAACTACATTAACAATGAAATATGTTTAAAAAATGCTTTAAAAACATTTAAAAATGCTAATTGGAGTATTATAGCCGATAATATATCTAGTGAAACAAATGATATGATTCAAAACAACATTTCTCGCAATCATATATTATATGTTGAAAAAGGTAATGGGGCTGCTACTTTTAACTTAGCTCTAGATGAAGCTATATCTCACTCGGATGGTGATGAAATTATTTATTTTTTAGAAAATGACTACCTTCACAAACCTGGAAGTTTAAAAGTGATAGAAGAAGGTATAAGTTTAGGAGCAGAGTATATTACATTATATAACCACCCTGATAAGTTTATATCTCCCCAATATGGTGGAAACCCTGAAGTAGATAGTGATGGAGGTTACCCCACTAAATTGTATAGAGGAAGTAAAAATATATTTTATGCTGTAAACAGTACAACAATGACCTTTGCTTCTAAGGTTAAAACCTTAAAAAAAGATGAAGAGATATTAAGAAAATGGACAAACGGGACCCATCCCCACGATTTCCAAATGTTTTTAGATTTAAGAAATCAAAATAGAACATTATTGTGTCCTGTTGAATCCTTCTCAACTCATGGAGAAAGTTTATATCTATCCCCTCTTCCGGGTGTAGAAAAAAATAAAGTAGAAGAAGAATGGGGAAAAATTTCACAAACTATTGAGGAGTAAATTAAAACATAATATGAGTAAAAAGGTATTAATAACAGGAGTAGCAGGCTTATTAGGTAGTAGGCTAGCGGATTGGATAATAGAACACCAACCAGATTATCACGTAGTAGGTATAGATAATTTAAGTGGTGGTTTCAAAGAAAATATCAACCCCAAAGTAGATTTTTGGGAAATGGATCTTGTAACTCAACCCCTTGAAAATTGTTTTGAAAAAAATAAATTTGATTATGTATTTCACTTTGCGGCCTATGCTGCTGAAGGTCTATCCCCCTTTATACGTACCTTCAACTATGATAACAATTTAAAAGTCACAGCCAGTATAGTCAATGAATGTATAAAGAACGACGTTAAAAGATTGGTATTTACATCAACCTTAGCCGTATATGGTCATGGTGATAAGGGAATATTTAATGAAAACCAACAACAAGCCCCCATTGATCCCTATGGGGTAGCAAAATATGCCTGTGAAATGGATATTCAAATTGCGGCTGAACAACATGGTTTAGATTATTGTATCATTAGACCACATAATGTCTATGGTATTAAACAAAATATATGGGATAAATATAGAAACGTATTAGGTATATGGATGTTCCAACATTTAAATGGTATGCCTATGACGATATTTGGAGATGGTGAACAATCAAGAGCTTTTAGTTATATAGATGATATTTTACAACCCTTATGGAATGCCGCCATTCTCCCCCAAGCTAGTAAACAAATCATAAATTTAGGTGGTGTAGAAGAGCATACTATTAACGAAGTAAATTCTATACTCCTTAGAGTAATCAAAGAAGGTAAAGTAGAATACCTTGAAGGAAGACATGAGGTTAAGCATTCAATACCAACCTTCCAAAAATCTATAGATATATTAGGTTTTAAGCATACTACTTCATTATATGAGGGTTTGCAAGAGATGTGGGGTTGGGCTAAAGTACAACCTATGAGAGAAAGGTTTGTTTGGGAGAAATATGAGTTAGAAAAAGGTATTTATTCATTTTGGAAAAAATAGCAAAACACCCACTAAAATATTAGGTTACCTCATATATTTTTTGTATATTTATATGTTCGAAAGGTTCGAGCAATTATAAAATAAAAAAAATAAAACCTATGAACCCAATTACAAGAATAATACTTGTTCTT